TGAGCTTATGTCAGCGTCGCTAGAGTTCTGCTCGTTAGAGAAATACGTCAACGCTTCCTCTACTTTAGGCAGGTATTTTAAGTCCGCCAACTTTCTTGCCCATTTAGGCATTGTAGTAGCGTAGGCTCTTATAATGTCTGTCGACATACCCGGTATGTTTTCTGAGCGCATGAAGTTTTTAACGATTGACTGCGCAGGGAACATGGTCAAGTACGCTTGGTATATGGAGTCTTTTACTTCTTGGCTAGTGTCGGCTGGCAGCTCTGCCATTAACTTACCCACCAAGGAACCAGCGGGTATGCTACTTGGATTGAACTTTACGTCACTTAGCCGCTCGTAAAATTTATAGCTATTAGGTTTTAACCCCAAAACTTGTACGGCTTTTTCCCGTATAGCCGGAGTTTCAAACTGCAACACAACGCGCTTCATGTTTTGGAAGTCGTTTATGTCTAACACGTATTCCCCAAATCTGAGATTAGGTACGTAACCCTCAACCGGCATGACTTTCTCAAACTCTTTGCGTAACCGTATTACAGCTTTCTTGCCGTCCCTAAGCTCGGATTCTAACGTAGACCAATATGTATTATACGCAGCGTCAAAATCTTTGCGCATAGTAAGGTACATATCTCGGACTGGTTTAGGTAAGTTATTAAATATATTGTTTAAACGCTTGTAGTCTTTATTGTTCTTGTAGCGTTCTGCTCTTGTTTTCTCGTCAAGCAAGAAATTTATTTTCGCGAGTCGTGCATCCCTTGCGAGTACACCTGCACGTTTAACTGCTTCTCTGTACTTACCTTCAAGTTTTTCAAACGCCCTTACATTTTTATTGCCTTGGTCAATAATTTTTTCACCGTAGCCCATGCGCTGTTCTTCAGCGTCTATGAGTTTCTTTAGCTCTTCAACTGGCTTTGCAAAGGTTGAATCTGTTGCTGCCCGCAGCTTAAACCTGTCGTATATATGCTCGAGCCTAGCCCCTTTCCACAGTAATTGTTTGATGTTGTTAGGTGCGCGTTTTAGGAATTGCTCGGCTTCAGCTTTTAGTCTGCCATCAACCTTGTACCTGCCGCTGGCTAGGTCATCCAATACTTCTTGTGCTGTCTGCGGGGTGCCAAAGAATAGCAGGTCAGGCAACGTAGCTTCTGCTGTACCTGTTACTTCAATCAAGTCTTTTATGTGCTTGTAAGCCGCATCGTAGGCTGTCTGTTCTTTGCGTATACCAATAAACCGTAGGATAGAGTCGATGATAGTACCTAAGAATGTCTTCTCTCCCTTTGGCGCTTTTATCCTGTTTAGCAACGCCCTAAACTCAAAATTACCCATGAACTCTGCAACGAACTCTTGCACATCTTGCGCACCGTAAGCATCCCCCATACTGTCTTTAATCTGGGCAAAGAATTTAGCAAAGTCTTTAGCTATCTGAGAGTTAGGATCGGCAACGGCTTTGGCTAGTCCGGCGTGAGCAAACTCATGTATCAGCACACCTTCGTTTAATCCGTTTTCAGAACTCAACACGATTGTGTCGTTGACAGTATCGTAGTACCCGCCTGAACCAACCGGCACAGCACGCATAGGCGCTTTAGTCAATAGTGCTTTAGTAGTAGCAGTCGACACAGCCTTTGCGCCCAACAATACTTGAGAAACTCTTAGTAGCTCGGATAACGCAGTATCTTCAGCAGGGGACAAGCCTAGCAACTTACGTATTGCTTGGGTAAATACTGACCATAAAGTGCCTTCTCCTTGGCGATAAGGAATGCTATCAAGCAGTTTTTGGGATTCTTTACTGGAAAGACCCCATGCTAATATTTCCTGCTCGTTATCTAAAAAGTTGGCTCTACGTGATACTAGGGTTGCTTCAAAAGGAGTAAGACGCTGCCCGTTTTTCCTTTTTTGTTCTATGCTTTGTACAACAGCGTTACCCACTTTTATCAAATCATTACGCGCTTGTACGTAATTTTCAGGCCCGACCCCCGCACGTGCTTGCAACAAAATCGCAGAAGTTACAGCATGGACAAACTCGTGCGTAATAACTTCAAACGAAGTTCCGGGGTTTCCGGTGTCAACTGCTTTTAAGTATACATAGGTAGGTACGCCTGCTCTTATCTTATTATCAACAATCAGGTCTGGATAAGAATAAGCTCCTCTTACCGAAGGGCTAGCTATCTTAGGTATACTAGGAGGAACAGGGTCACCGGCATGAAGTATTTTAACTTCTATTGGCCCAAGGCCGTCGCTGTTCAACTCCGCTAGGCGCTGTTTTACGGCAGTTGCAATAACTCGAAGGTCGGGGTCAGGCGCTTTGTTTATTACAAAGTCAAGAATCCCATCCGTAGTCCCTATACGTTCTATTTCATCCTGCACATATTGGTATTCTTCTTGACTAATCTCGCGATTATTTATACCCCCGCGCTCGTCTATTACTACTTTGGTAGCCAGATTGAGGGCTAGTAGTTTGTTTAACAGCTTCTGTATATCTTTAGGCTGGTTGGGCAGGGCGTCGCGTATCGCTGCGCTTAAGTTGCCACGCTCTAGGTTGGTCTTAGCTTTGTCAGATAGTTTCCGGCCTACATTTTGTGGGCCTGGCAGATTTTCAACATTCCGCAAACCGCCTATGTTTCCGCCTACAACTGCCCTGAACGTTGTAGGGTCATCGGGCAACTTTGTTATCTTCCCACCCCTTTGCTCAAATTCTTCTAGTTGCTTTGCTAGTTCTTCGAGAGACTGCTTTTCTTCTACTTGCTCGGCTTTTATTTTCTTTTTGGCGGTACTCGTTTTACTTTTATCTGACTCAATGGTCTCCCCTTCTGCTAACATTTGTTCTGCTGGCGTGGGTTCCGCAGAAAACTCTTCGAATACTCTGTCAATCTTTACGGCTTTAGCATCAGCTTTGGCTTTAGCTCTAGCTTGTTTTTCCGTCATGTCTGGGAAGCGACGTTGTATATCCGCCACTTCCGCATCTTCTGCCGCCTTAGCTATTTTGCGCTTGTCTGCTTTGGTTAGTTTTGCTTTCTTCTGCCCACGGGAACGTCCCTCAGCGAGTCTCTTTAGGCGCTCTTCTATACGTTTTTGGTTACGTTTGTGGTTAGCCAGTTTTTCTAAAGTGCCTTCTACATCTGCATTAACTCTATCAACAACACTTCTCCCCCTATCAGATAGTTTAGGAAGCAAGAAGTCTAATACAGCTTGGGCTTCACCTTGGGAGGCTGTAAACTCACGCTCGGTGTAAGTAGGAGTTGATTCTGCAACCAATACCTCAATAGCAGAGGATGGCTCAAACACATTTAATATTTCTTGCAGCTTCCTTGCCTGTGGGCTTTCTTCGGTAGTATTCCGGTAGGCGGTCATTACTTCTGCGCTAGCAGTATCTATAGGTCTTGCATTCTCGAACTCAACAAATTCAGGGGCGGCTTTACCCCGCTCTGCCGTTTCTTCTTTTGCGAAGACTAGACCTGTACCTTCTTCGGTTTCTTCTTCTGGGTCTTCCTCTACTGTCTCTTCGACAACGAGTTCTTCGTCTAGCGGGGCTTCCTCTACAGGTTTTTCAGCGACCACCGGCTTTTCCACCGGGGGCACTGTTTCTTCAGCGACCACCGGCTTTTCCACCGGGGGCACTGTTTCTTCTTCGACCTGTGTTTCAGCTTGAGGGGCACGGGACTGTATTTCATTCTCTACATTACGGATAGCGTCTTCTACAAGACTTTTTTGCTGTTGCGGTATTGTTTTTAGAAGTTCTGGTAGTTCAGTCTGGAATCTAAGCAGTTCTTCTTCAGTGCTCCCACGGAGTTCTTCTGGTGTGAACATAGACCGGAAAGACTCTTCACTGCTTTGAGTAGGAATCTCTTCGCCTTCTTCTTCAGTCTTAGCCCGTTCTTCTGCGGCTATATCATAAATAGTCCTTTCGTCGGTCTCAGGCGCAGCTTCGGTAGTGGTTTCTGGTTCGGCAGCGGTAGTAGTGGTTTCTGTAGGCGCAGCTTTCGCCCCTACTTTGTCAACCCCGGGGAATTCCGGTGCCTGCCTACCTTGTACGGCGTAACCATAACCCCAAATATCTTCTATTAGTTTGTCGGTTTTGGCTTTGCTTTTTGGGTGCGTCTTCTGGTACTGCTTAACCGCTTCTATAGCTTGTACGTTCTGGGCAGGATCACTCAAGTCTAGCCCTACTAAAGCACCAGTACCTTTGAACAGTGCAGGAATATTTACACGGTTCTGGTCTGTCCACTTCTTCCATCCGGCTTCTGAAGTATCTCTAAGGTCTGTGGCAGTTATAGTTTCTGCGGGTGCAGCTTCTTCTGTGGTTGTCTCGCCCTCAAACAGACTCTTAACTTCAGCATCTTCCTCTACCGTTTGCTGTAGTCTCGGGTCTTGGGGTCTTGTAATACGCTCACCAACACCACGAACAGTACCAATACCACCACCGACAAGCCCAGCTAAATACCCAGCTTCAAGGTATTCGGACATAGCTTCATCGCTGTCCACTGGCAAGCCAGCTTGATACCGCTCTATAACCTGCTGGGCTATTTCTGTAGGCATTTCTACTAGCGCTGCGCCAGTAGCTCTCTGCGTTACACCACCTAGCAACGAACGGTTGGCAGCGCGTATTAACTGATTTCTGGAAAGTTCTGCTGGGGTAGTACCTAATAAGCGGCTAAGTAACCTTCTACCCAGCACAGCCGCACCCCCAACTGCTTCTAACCCTGTCTGGGCAGCGGCGGCTTTTGCTGCTCTGGCTACATCTACGTCGACTTCTTCACCCCGTGCAATTTGCTCGGCGGCTTGTCTTTCTACGTTGGGGCCAAACAGTTGGGGATAAATTGCAGCTAGACCACCTATGGTGCCAGCAATAGGTTTGAGTTGTGGTATGGGCATAGCCATTGCGCCCAGCCTACCGCCAGCTATTAAGCTAGCCAGTACGCCACTTTGACTAGCTCCTGCTCTAGGCGCTTCACTTAGTGCTTGTTTTATAGCGGCAGGTAGACCTTCGGTTCGGTGCGTTTCTCTAATACCTTCAAAACTTGGCGCGATTCCGTAGTCTTCTGCTATCTCTTGTCCACGTTGTATACCTTCAACTGCGGCTACGTCTTTGTCACCGAACAAAGATTCAAATGCAGTACGATACGCAGAACCCGTAGTGCGTAAACCACGGGCTACTTCTTCCCCGAACGTAGATTTTTTAGGGGCAAATGCTTCAGGAAACTTATCTTGTATGAAAGATGAAATTTGCTCTGGAGGCATTGAGTCGGGGAACCGCACTAAATCCCCGTTTGGCATACGTACTACTGGCATGGCTTACCCTTGTTACGAAGGATTATAGCTACTAAAGTCTTGTATTGCTTCGCTTACAGTCCCTTTCCCACCTAGCCCCATACTTCGAGTTTTGTTCTGTATGTAATCGTTCATAAATTGTATTTTGCTAGCTTCTATTGCCTCTGCTTCAGAACGCCAGAATATACCTGTATTCCAAAACCCCTTGCCTGCTTCCTTTTCAAGTTTAGCTTTTTCTATAGCCCAAGCCGCTTCTGCTTCCGCAGCTATGCTGGGATAAAGGTCAGCTAGCGCCCTAAGCCTATTTTCTTCCTCCATTAATTCTCTACGTATTTCCAGTTCCTCGCGTTGTAACTGCAAGCCTTCCCGCTTAGCGGCCATTTCTTCCCGACGTTGTTTTTCTGCCCTCAAGCCTCGCGAGCCACCGGCAAGAGCAGCGGCGGTAGAGGTTTGTCCAGCACCACCGGACAGGAACGCGGTAAGGGCATCCCAGTCAATCTCGCGGCCTCCGCCCTCACCACTACCTGACTCCCCGGTAGTTGGGGTTGTAGGTGTTTCTGTGGTTGTAGTCGGTGCAGTACTCACTGGTGTGGTAGCTGGTGTATCTCTACGCTCTACGAAGTTTTCAGTAGGAGCAGGTGTACCGGCACCAAGACCTTTAATGAGTGCCATAACGTCGTCTAAGGCTTCACCCCCAGAAAGAGCGTCTTTTAACATGGCGTAGCCACGCTCACCAGTACCTTCAGGCATCCCAATGGCCCCTGCTACGATCTCGGCTCCGGTAGGAATTACTACATCTGCGGTTCCCTCTGCTGCTCTCTTTGTAATACCTGCACCTCTTTTGGCCGCATTAAGCACACCACTGGCGGTTCCTCCGAAAATCTGACCAACATCGTATGCGCTCGGTGCGCCGCCCTTCTCTAATATAAGTTCGCGTGTTTCTGGGGCAAACTCCTTATACAAGCGGTCAAGCACCGCTCCTACACCAACCAAAGGAACTCTGTAAAGATTCCCGGGGGTGAACAAATCTTCTGTCTCAGCCTGCTCTCTGGTGCTAGCCCTATCCACCATGCGCTGACGCATTAGGCGTTCCTCTAGTTCCCGGCTTTCTTCCGCTGTCGGGCCAGACTCTACCCTTTTCAGTATCTCTTCAAATTCAGCTTGGGTAATGGGAGTACCATCGGCAAGCTCTCCTACAATTATAGGATTACCTTCTTCGTCATGTGTAGATGTATACTCATCAATCTCAACTAAGTCGCCTGTCTGGTAGCGTTTAACTTCCCCACCGCCATACATACCTTGTTCCTGCATTGAGCGTTCGTATTCTTCAGCAGGGTCAAAACCGCGAGCACGTTCTACATCTAGCATAAACCGGGACGGGTCTTGTGCCTGACGCTTCATATCTTCCAACATCATGCTGATAGCCTGTGCGGCCTCGGGTGTTATGTTAGGGTCTTTAAGTTTTTCGCGCAGCCGGATGTATTCCCGTACTGCGGCTACATCGCCACCTTCTTGGAAAGCAACGATGCCGCCGCCCGCCATACGGGCCATGTTAGGGGCGGGTTGAGACGGGATACCGGCGGCTTGGGCTTGGGCCATACGCTGCCCCTGCATCTGAATACCCGGCATCATGGAAGCAACTTCCTGCCTGCTAGACTCTAGTGCTTGTTGTTCAAGCTGGTCTTTTACTGTAGCAGGATTAGTCTGCATACTGGCTTGGACGGCACGAGCGGCTTCGGCTTTCTCTTTACTCAGTTTCTGTAGCGCGAGCAAATCTATAAGCTGTTGATTTTGCGCATACTCTTGCTGAAGGCGTTGTGCGCCCAACCCCATACGGGCTTGTATCTGTCTATCTATCCCCATAGCCATCGTGTAATACCTTTATTGTCCAGATGATTGTTAGGTTTTGCCCAGCAAACCAAATTCTTTAAGGAAATCTAAAATACCGCCAGCACCACTCATAAAGTTACTTAATCCACTAGGTTCGGCATACTGGTAAGACTGCGTGGAAATCGGCAAGCCTTGTAGCAACGACTGCATATACTGAACTTGCTTGTACGGATAGTCACGTTCTTCTTCAAACTGCGCAATGTCAGCCAGTATACCTTCTTGTTCGATAGCACGCTGCTGGGCACCACCTTGTTGCTGGGCTTGGAGCGCTTGCAAACCATACTGCCTTTCTTGGTTGAACATATCTGCGGCTTTGTCGTAGGCTTGCTGCATCCCTGTGCCGTATATATTGGCAAGGTTTCTTTGTAATGCACCGGATAGCTCAGATTCGGCTATGGCTTGGCGACTACCACCGTATGCACCTGCCCTGCCGTACCTGCTTTGGAGATTTTGCTGTTCTATCTGTGCCTGACGACGCGCCTCTTCCATTTGTGGACGAAGTGCTAAATCCATATACGGGTTCATATACTGCTGGGCTACAGACTGCTGTGCTTGCGGGGCTTGCATTCCTATAACTTGCCTAGCCATGCCATTACCCATATCGACTACTGGGCCTTCGTAGCCAAGGTTTCCTTGCTGTGGCGCTTGCGGGGCTTGCGGGGCTTGCATTCCCCAACTTTCAATCTGTTGACGCAGGGCACCGCCAATTGGCATAGAAGTGGCATAGTCCGGTTTTTGGGCTTCCGCACTCTCCATGAGCTGTTTGCGTATGGCATCAGTCATTCCCGGCGGACCTTTCCGACCGCCTTCAATCTGTTGACGCATGGCATCATCAACGTTACCAAATAGGCTGCCAGTTGGGACCATGTCCGCTGCAGTAATTGTGCCCGGCGGGAAAAGTGAACTTCTGGGGACATATTTTTGTCCAGTTCCGTCGGTATACCCACCTTGCGGTGCTTTTGGCTGGTTCTGCTGAATCCAATTAACAGATTCTTGAATAGACGCATTTGGGTTTGCTTCTTGCCACTTTTTAAACGAATCCTGAAAGGCGTCATCAGCGGCAGTACGCTCAACCACCATGTCGCCGCGCATCGAGATCGACGGGCCTTTCCGACCGCCTTCAATCTGTTGACGTAGGGCATCGCCAAAGTCACCGCCAACTGGCACCATGTCCATTGAAGTAATCGTGCCGGGCGGAGCAAGTGAACTTCTGGGGACATATTTTTGCCCGGTTGCATCGGTATACCCACCTTGAGGTGGTTGTGCTGGGCCATAACTAGGCATACTTCCCGCAAAAGACCCAACTCTATTGGCAGTTGGTATTGTAAGGTTAGCCAAACCTTGGAACGCCTGTCTTTGCAGCCCAGACGGGCCAGCAGTTAGCGGGCCTTGGTATGCCGTGTACGGCATACTACCAAGCGCGGCTCCTCTACCGAGCATTTCAGTGACATACGGGCCAACCCAAGGGGAAAGGGAGGAAGACTGCCCTAATTGAGGACCCGCTGTTGTGCCGCCTTCTTGGTATCTTTTCATACTAACCTCACGCCAGATATTTTTGGGGATTTATCTGTCTCCCCTGTCTGGTTGTTCCTGTACGCGCCTTGCGCACCCTGTCCATCATAGAGTACAAGTTTCTTGCACCCGCGTCTGAATTACCATTACCTAGATGACTTACTACGTCAGCCGGTATTACAAACTCACCATCACTAAGCCGAGCCGGTTCTCTACCATCTATTGTAGCCGGTACCTTGTCAGCCATACCATCAGTAGCGCCGCCCAAGTAATAACCACGACTTAATGAAGCTATTCCACCTTTAGCATAATACTTATTATATACACGTTGTACATTTGCTAACGGCATACCTGTAACTTCAGCTAGGCGTTCGGGAGATATTCCGTAGTTCTTCATAGCTTTTACAAGGCGCTCATAACCTTCAGGAGTGTTGCCGTATGCGCTTTGTATTTTGCTTACTGCCGAAACTATATCTGCATCCGATACACCCCCAATACCCGCTGATGGTGCAGGTGTAGTCGTAGTTGTAGTAGGCGCAGGTGGTGGTGGCGGAGTCACCGGTTTAGCCACAGGTGTAGTAGGCGCAGGTGGTGGTGGAGTTACCGGTTTAGGTGGCGGAGTTACCGGTTTAGGTGGCGGAGTTGTAGCCGCAGGTGTAGTGGTCTTGGGCGGAGTAGTAGCCGCAGGTGTAGTGGTCTTGGGTGGAGCTTCCGGTTTAGCCGCAGGTGGTGGTGGCGGTGGGTCTGAAATTACCACAGGTGCCGGTGTAGGTGGTTTAGTAGGTGTAGGAGCAAACACACCAGTTTTATTGTAGTAGTCATCTACGTACTTACTAACCGTTTCTGCTGGCACACCAATAATTCCTGCAAGCCTGTCTGGGGATATACCATAGTTTGTCATGGCCTTTATCAGGCGCTCGTATCCAGCGGGGGTTGTACCATACTGCTCTTTTATACCCTTTACGGCTGTACGTATTTCTGTATCCGTCGGGCCTGTAGGTGTAGTGGTCTTGGGTGGAGCTTCCGGTTTAGCCGCAGGTGGTGGTGGCGGTGGGTCTGAAATTACCACAGGTGCCGGTGGCGGCGGAGTTGTAGCCGCAGGTGTAGTGGTCTTGGGCGGAGTAGTAGCCGCAGGTGTAGTGGTCTTGGGTGCAGTAATAGCCGCAGTAGCTGTAGTGGTCTTGGGCGGAGTGCCTCTGTAGTATTTATCGTCAGTGCCTCGCCAAGCCCCGTCTTCGTTAATTAAAGGTTTACCGGTAAGGGGGCTAATGTAAGGTTTTATGTCGGCTCCTGCCTCTGGGTATTTTGCATTGAACGCATCAGTTTTAGCTTTTTCCGCTCTTGCTTCATCGGCTATTCTTTTGTTCTCAATGTTTTCGCGGGCTGTAACTAAATCGCTGACGGGTATGCCCAAATACTTAGCTGCTGTTGTGTCATCAATATTAAACCGATCAAAGATTTCTATCTGTTCAGGCAGCGTATTTACCCCTGCCAGTATTTGGTTTAGTGTGTTATACGCTGGCTCGTACATATCAGTGCCGCTTCCGGGTATTACCCCGCCACTAATCGTTTGCGGGGGTTCAAAACCTTCTTTGTACGGGGTTAATGTAAGAGCAGGCAACCCTTCATCACGGGGTACAATTTTATTGCCAGTTGCGGGATCAAAATACGGTTCGGTCGGTGTAGTCGGTGTAGTACTCGCAGCCGTTTTTGCCGCTTCAGCGCCAAAAAAACTCTTTAACAAGGCTTCGTTAATCATTGTTTGCTGTTGTTGTGCAGCAAGTGCGTCAGCATTTAGTTTGTCTAAATACTCTTGCCCCATTACTCTTGGGGTACCTGCCGCGTTCATACCGGGGGATGTATACTGCACATTGGTAAAATAACTTCTACCCGCTTCACCGGGACGCCTGCCTGTAGAATCAAATGCGTTCGGTACAAGACTACGTTGCGCTGTGTACTCAGGTATACCACCGGTATAACCTTGAGAGCCTTGAGATTGCCCACTACCACCAGCAACACCGAGAAGGCCGCCAATACCGCCAGCTAAAGCTGCGCCTACGCCAGTTAGTTCACCGTCTTTGTAAAAAGTATCGTACCAAGGCATCTTATCTTCTCCGTAACAAACGCAAAATCTCGTTTGTCAAGTCGTAATCGTAATTATTCTGTATCATACCACCGCTACGTGCGTATACATAGGGGCCGCGTTTGTTCTTCTTGGCTTCTTCTTCTTCTTCTTCTTCAGTCCTACCCATAGCCGGGTTAAATATACTGCTCCCCGCAATATCGTATAGGTAATCTATATCTACAGTCGGCCCCGGCGCACCTTGGTGTACTGCTACGCCCTGTGTGTATCCGGCCCCACCGCCGCCACCGCCGCCAGTCGGGGTTTCGTCCGGGGTTTCGTCCGGGGTTTCGTCCGAGGTAGTTTCATCCTTGTTTAAGTCTAAATACTCGTCCTCATCAGAAGTGGTGGTTGCTGGAGTTTTATTAAGGTCGGTTCCATCATCGACTTTAGTGGTTCCATCATTGACTTTAGTGGTTCCATCATCGACTTTAGTGGTTCCATCATTGACTTTAGTGGTTCCATCATCGACTTTAGTGGTTCCATCATTGACTTTAGTGGTTCCACCATTGGTTCCCTTGTTCGGGTCATCGGAAGTATTGTCACCTATAACAACCTTGGGGTCTTCTTCCACTTCTTCCTCTCCGGTAAGGCCGGTTTTTTCGTTTAACCCTTCTTGTCTTAGTATCTCAAGTATTTCTTCCATAGTGGGGTATCTATAAGTTATACCACCCTGCCCGTCGTCGACTTGTTCGACCCCACTTAAAATTAAATCAATAACAGGATCGCCAGTCCTAACACCGACTCGCGCGGTTCCACCAGTCCAAGTAGAGCCAGCAGTTCCCGGCACCCCTATAGCCCCTACCGGTTTACCTTCAGGAACACCCCAAGTAAGAGTAGCGCCACCGGGGCCAACCGTTGTGAGATCAGGAAGAGGTATCCCGGTATAGCTGGATGCCCTAGACAACAATGTTCCTACAGCATCAAGAGGCCCATCACCCGGTACGTTTAAACCAGCGTCTCTAGCTGCCTGCCGCGCTTGTCGTACATTTTCTCTAGCCTGAGCAACTTCACTGAAATATGCGTCTATATCGCTTGTGGTTTCATTTACTATTTCCCCCGTATCCGGGTCTATCTTTACATCTCTTTGTCGGTACAGCCCTTCCAGAACAGCTTCGGCTGTTTCTATGTCTGCTAATAAATCCAACTCGTCTTGTTTTTTAGCTTCCTCATCCAACTTTGCTTGTTGTTCGGGGGTGTAGTACGGCTTTCCAAGTTCATCAAGTATGTCACGCTGCACATCAGTAACAGCCCCTCTAGCGGCCTCGTCTGCCCATTGTCTTTCTCTAGCTGTTTGGGGGGTATATCCAAATAGCCCCACCGAAGGGTCTATATACTCTGGGAAGTAGCCCCCAAGTTGGTTAGAGTTATAGTTCACATCCATTGTGTATGAGGGTGCGCCCCCGCGTTTAAATCTCTTCATCTCATCACCTACGGTGGGGTCGGCAGCGTGTCAGGCAACGCTGATACTAGACTAACCGCCATAACAGCAGACGGTATACCGGGGTGGGGGCTAGACGGCGCGGCGGCTTCAAGAATGGCTGTCGTATCGGAAGTAGCCCATATCATCTCCAAATACTGTCCTGTGGTCATATCTATATTAAAGTTCCACGTTACCGGGACGGCATCCCCAGAGCCGGACAATACGTACTGCTTAGTGGAGTAGCCAATATCAGTACCGTTACGCCTAATCCACAAGTACACATTCTTAGGCGACGCAGAGACACTATACACAGACCCAGTAAACTGGAAATTATATATACCTGAGTATTCTACGGTTATCTGTGAGCTAGACCCGCCGTTTATTGTAACACCATGATTTAAATAAGTATTCTCAAATTGAACCGGGTATCCTGTGTTTGTAGTGGCGGCTGTCTGGTCTACAATAGAGTAGAAAAGCGCGTTAGCTTGGTCTAGGAACCTACCGCCCAAGTGCCCCGTCACGCTGTTTACGGCGTTAGATGCGCTATTAAAATACAAGCGTAATACGTTATTAAGGTTGTCGTGGTGTGTTTTATCCGGCCCCATACCCGCAACAGGCAGGGCGGGGGTAGCAACACGACCAAGGAGACCTTCTGGCATTACCCTCTCCTCCCATCAGGCCGCATATCAAAACGGGGCGAACCTAATTGCCAAGCCACTCCTTCAGCGGTAGACGCTACTTTAATAGCCATCTGCCTGCCACGAACTCGTATATATACTTGCCCTGTAAACTCCTCAATCGGCACTGTAGCAGAACGCGTTACAGAAGCTGAACTGTTACCCCCTTCGGACAACGGCGATTTATACCCGGAACCAGAATTATCCATTGGAGATAACGTCATACTGATTGAGGGGCTAGGCGTAGTCGACCCCACAAAAGTAACATCTGGGAGCATACGGGTTATGAAATTGAATTGATGCCCATCGTCTAAGTCAAACTCAGAAGATGTTACGTAAGCCTCAATCGGCAGCGTAGAATCTGTTTCGTTATCGTCGTTACCAAGCTCATGGTAGACAAGATTATTGCTATAAGTAGCCGCTATAGGATAGTCACGTAGCCCGCTGTCTAACCACGCTGTACGCGCTAAAGTACCGTAATACCAGATGTTTTCCACATAGTTATAGACTGCGTATCTATCGTTTGTAGTTGCGCTAGAAGAACAGTAGAACCACCATATTTCGTGGAATCCTTCGTTTAGGCCGGCATAAACTTGTTCATACTGTTCGTTATTAAAATCAGTAAATATATACTTTCTTATGTTGCAAACTAGGGGTTTTACTGTACCGTCGTACATATAAAATTTATCTTTCCCCATCCAAAACAATGTGTTACCAGCAAATATAGCTGCGTTTTGCCCGGCTATGGATATGTTAGTACCTAATAGCTGCGCCCCCCATACTTCCGGCGCACCGAGATATTGCAACCCGTAGACCGCAGAATTAGTTATAACAAATAATTCTTGCCTAGCCTGTAAAGCGGTGATGATTTCACTACCTTGTGACAAACGTAAACTACCTGCTTGGTTTAATGCTGTAGGTGTCCACTCGCTCAAATCTTCCTGTGCTGACCAACGTATTAACATCGGGTCTAATGTAGTTGTGTATATTTCGTTGCATCCAAAACAAAAAGCAAAACGATAAATATCCGAAACTAGAGTAACATTAAGGACTTGCGGTACATTTAACCCTTGGTAAGCACCTACCACAGAAGCACCACCATTACCAACATCAGATGCGTTAGCCAATACCGGAGTTCCATCAGAATCGGTAGCTTCAACCGTATAACTATTAGCATCAATAACCGTAGCTATCTCGTACTGATGGTTAAGAACGGCGGCTGTTATGTTACCGCCGAGAGACACAGCCCCAGAGAAAGTCACTAACTGCCCAACTATGGCTCCGTGTGCGGTATCTGTAACGGTAAGGGTTGCGTCTCCATTAACGGCAGCAAAAGTAACGTCTCCAGCGGCTGTAGTGCTTACCGTAATATCTTTAACATAAACACCGCGTGTGCTGGTTCCGTTAGTAGCATCCCAATAAAACAACGCCCCACCACGGGGGGCAAAAACCAAATCTTCCCCGAAATTACCTTGACTCCATAGCCTTATATAATTAGCAGTAATAGTACCAAGACCCCAAGGGCCAAGACCGTATGCGCCGCCGCCCCAACCAATAAGCGGTACGGCGTAAGATTGTCCTGTGTTTATCTGGTAAGCACCTACTACGGAAGCCCCGCCATTACCGGTATCAGATGCGTTGGCGAGCACGGTAGCGCCAGACGTATCTTTGGCCTCTATGGTGTAATTATCGTCGTCAACTATTGTAGCGATGGCGTATTCTTGGTTAAGAACAACGGCGGTTATGTTGCCACCTAAAGATACCGCACCGGAGAAAGTAACGTAATCACCAGCTATCGCCCCATGCGCAGTATCTGTAACGGTAAGGGTTGCGTCTCCATTAACGGCAGCAAAAGTAACGTCTCCAGCGGCTGTAGTTAGCCTAATAGGGGTAATATCTTTGTATAAACCGCCCTGCTCAATATAGAATTTAAGGTTAGTGCCGACGCCTAACAAATTTTTAGCTGACAGTGTCACCCAATTCCAAAGCGAGCGGCAAACTCCGAGGTAGGTATTAGTAGAGAAACGCTCCCAACCACCTATTTTTTCTGGAGAACCCTGCCGGAACCGGACTTTATCGGTTTCATACCAGCCGCCTTCAGTGGTATACCGAGTATTTTCTCTGTTTACGCCGGGACGTATTTGTATCTTTTTAAGCGGCATATTCCCCAGACCTAATCATGTCAGTTAGTTCGATAGCCCTACCTTTGACTTGCGTTGCCCACCTGCTGTCTAAAAAATGTTCAGCAGCCGCCTTAAAATCTCCAGAACTCATTGATTCTAAAGCGTTTTTAAACTGGAGCAATCTTGGCAAACCAAGGTTGAATCCTAACGAAATCATGGCATCTTTACGGGCTTCATTAAGCCCAGAAAACCAAGGAAATGCACCGCTTAACTCTTTGATTACGCGGGAAATATCGTTCTGTAACAGGTAGTTTACCTCATCATCAGATAAACCCAAACCTGTTTTTGAAACGTTTCTGCCTACGCCAATAGTCTCAAGACCCTCGGTGTCTAGGTAAACGTGTTTCTCTACGCCTTCATGTCGACGTAGTAGTTCAATCAGCTTGTCCATTGCTTGAATGGGATGCTCCAAAGTAGAAGCTAATTACAGCCGAAACCAACCCGCCAAGGTAGCCAAGGACAAGGTTAATCAATTCCATCGAGTTCTGCTCTGGCGGCATTATCGTTACCATAGAAATGTAGGAGCAGAAAAATAGCACCATAATCAGGCCGATAGACTTGGCTGTCCAGTCACGGGCAAAGTGCTTACGGGCGTCCTGCTTGTCTTTTGTCTCCAAGGCGAACAAATCTACGTCGAGTTCCTTCATTTTGGCCTCGAACTTGAGTTCAGCCTTCTTGATCTCTGCAAGCTGTTCCGGGGTGACCGTCTCAAACGCCGTCTCGATGGCCTGTGGGGTCGGTTCACAACCCAGTACCCCTGCCAAGACTTGACCCGCCATGCCGCCCAGAGGGCCTCCCATAGCCGTACCGATGGTGGGCGCAATACCCCCTATCAGTCCTTTTAACTTGTCGAATTTCATAGGACAGCCAGTACAAGCATAGCCAGTGCGATGCCGCTAACAGCCATACCTATTTGTTCAACGGTGGCGGTCTGCATATAACTCCAGCAATACTCACCTATCTTCTTGAATATAATCATATTTTTACCCTACCCGCCAAATTTCTCGACGACAAAAAGTAATAGGATGAAGGGGTAAACCCCCCAGACTAGTTTTTCTAACTTGTCGAATTTCTCACTGCCAGCGGATAACCGCTCTTCAATGGATTTATAGCGCAAAGCGCATTCATGTTCGTGCAGATTTAGTCGATTGAGGGCTTCCGCAACATCCTGTTGTACCGTTCTTTTTGGGGTTTTTACGGCTTTAGGGGGCACCTTTTTCTTTGCAGTAGCCATCATACTTCCTATAAATAAAAATGTTGGTCGGCACTCGCCGCATTCACAAAAGTAGCCATAAATACAAGGACGCCCGTGGCAATCCCAATACCGACAAGAATTATAACAAAATCAATCATGTCGCTTCTACGCTTGGCGATTGTCCTAGCCGCTTCGTACCGCCTTTGCCGGATAATCCTGCGTTGGCGCTCAAAATCCTTAAAAGTCTCGCCATTACCACTGTAGATGAACAATTCTCTCAAAGCCTTGTACTTCATGTCCATCTCGCGTTTTCGGAGGGCCAGTTCCATTGCCTCCTCCTCGACGCTTTTCCCGGCTAAAAACTTAACTGTAGCCGACGTTTCTTGGTTCTTTATCCGTGCTTCGTTTATTGTCTCATTCGCGTCAAAAAATTTCGATAGGGCGCCAGCCATTTCGTGCAGTTCCTTGCCACGATCTACACCAGCTTTGATGGCGTTGAAGGCCGCATTTGCTACGGACAACGCGGCGGCTACCTCTATCATTTCTAACTACCTGCATAAAAACTAAAATGTGACCCAGCCAGTTGTGTTGTCTTCTTGGTACGCGTCTTCGTCCCATACAGCATTGCCATCCGGCTTTGGCAGGGGTGCTTCCCAGATAAAATCTGTAGAGTTATATGTCCAGCTTGCGAACGGCCTCTGGTCTGGGCCTTCGGGAAGGGCGTTGTTCGGGAACCCAGCCTGTGCCGGGACATCGCGCAGGGCAGTACGGTAGCTTGCCATTATGCCCTTGTCGTAGTCTATGAGAGGAGAGTCAGGCAGGATAGCCCAGTCAGTCTCAGCCAGTCGTGCGTTACGCTGTGCGCGAACCTGTGACTTCTTGTTAGCCAAGTCGTTTGCAATGGCTTCAGCACTGCGGTCTATGACGCTGTAGGTCTGGTAATAGGAACCACTGCGCTCCTCAACAGCACCCTCAATGACAGTCTGGGTGTCTGCATCGTAGCTGGGACGGACATCCTCCAGCAGTTTAGCCACGTTGAGTCCAGCCAGAGCCGCATCACTCAGAGGCAACGCAAAGCTGGTGTTCGGGTTAGCGTTGCGTATCTGCCTTTCGCTAATTATGGTTGAGTTGGTTATGTCGTAGTATCTCATTGTCGTTTACCTTGCGTTTGAATACTTGAAGGGATTTTCTGCGAATGCAATTAGATAGTAGCTCCCACTTGAGTTTATTTGGCTGTTAGTGCTTCTAACTTTAACTCCATTTGAAAGAATATCTATAAAGTCATTCGCTGTGGACTCTGCCTGACCTACTTGTGAAATAAGCCAAGTATGGTCTGCTACATTGTACGTGTCTCTTTCTACATCAAGTAAAAGCCAGTTCGTAGAGTTTAAATCCCTGCTTTTTATTAACACCCACTTTGGAAGAAACCCGCAGTAAATAAATGGCCCATCTGTGGAAGCATTAGAGGTATATTTTGTAATTTTGCTAAAGTTTTCCTTCTCAGCAAAACACATAGCCTGAAATAATACCCCACTATCATTTACACTGTAGTTTGTAGTAACAGGTATTGTTGACGTTGTAGGTTGTGCGTTCATGTATTGGGTATATCTACCGCTCGCAGTCGCATCGGTATAACTTAAATACAACATAGATGTTGGGTCTGAACTTAACCAAGTTAAATGCCCAGAGGCGGCAGAAGGTATTCTTTTGTAATCAACGAAATCTGGGACAACTCCAAGACCATGACCTATAGTTCCTGCTACACCTGTTCCTGTCCATTCCATAATAGAAATGCCCGTGTCGGTGTTTACTGAAACATTTGATGTAATACTTCCGTCAGTATTACTTGATTCAGTGCCACCTTTCCACGCACAAGAGAAAAAGTTATTTCCACTAGCATTTACCTTACTATTACTACCCAATGTAAATCCTGTGCTTGTGAAAGAGGTTAAACTTTCGGTGTCAGTTGTTTCTGGCTCTCCACCATCTACATAAACGTAATTAGTTGGGCCTCTGGTTACAGTGAAGATTGGCCCCTGACTTGAAGAGTTTCTATCTTTTATCCACACCATGTCAGGCTGAAAGTTGTAATCTGATACGGTCTTACCCCCACTGCCTATAGCTGTGCCGTTCCCTGTGTAAAGAACAACATCAAATACTTCGCTAGTTTTAGTCGTACTGTTCGGGCCTATGGCTGGCTCTGGGAGGTTGGTAGCATTTAACTGTAAAAAGTCTGTGGGGGCTGTACCAACAAAAGACTGTTGTCCGAAATTAACGCCAAACTTACTCCATCGCCCAGAGTCATTTGTCTGAGTCATAAGAATGGGAAAATAATCTTGTCCCGCCGACAATGCAGTAAGTGTTTTCCACGGATTTGTACCAGCAGACGGGTTACCAGAAGCAAGCCAAGCATTATCTCTTTGTGACCATAGCCACACTTTTCTTGTGTCAGCGTCATAGGCTATACCAAACCAATCACCATCTACTACAGCATTACTTAACGTAATGTTATTTCCCGATGTGTAGGCACCGTCTTGATAAGCGTACAGCGTGGTACTTGCTGGCACAGACCCAAAAATAGCACCTTTCGTGTAACCGTAGTCTCCTATGCCATCATCATCAGAAACACCAATGCCAAAAGCAGTAGTGGGCGGATCAAAAGACCGTGCATCAATAAACTGCACTTCCCAGTACCATTTGCCCGTGGTCGGCAATGCAAAACTTGCGCGTGTGTGTTTACCTGCGGCACTGTCTTGTTGAGCAACTAAATTGCCTTCCGAATAGGTAGTAGCACTTGTTGAAAAATTAAACTGTAAGGTCGGGTAATTTAGGGTCGGCGTATCCAGCATCTGATCAGAAGCAGTCAGCCCTGAAACAGTGAAGTTGTTGCCGTTGCCGCTAGAGTCTGTGCCTAATGCACCGGAGTTATCAAACTTTAAGTAGAAACCGTTATTTCCAAATGTTAAGCCTGTAATTTCCTTTGGAATCCATACGCCGTTTTTGGTTTCCGCAAAGTCTGATGGGGGTAACTGCTGACCGTCAATAAATACACACTCAGCTAAATATTGTTTGCTGTAAGAGGCTGTTTCACCAGACCTACCGATATAAAGCGTATATCCTGATTGGTTTATATCCGTATTAAAGTTTAACGGCCATGCCCCATAGCTATATGTTTGTGCTTCTAAAACCCCATTCACATATATCTTTTGCCTATTACTAGCACTTGCTTGTGTTGAATCAAAAGCTACAACAACGTGATACCATGCGCTTGAGTCGCGATAATAGGCGGTATTGTCCATCTGCCCATAACTGACATGGTTTAATAAAAAATGATTACTGTTTAAGTAAAAGTTTGTATAGTCACTTCCGCTAGACCCCGCACCTAAAATACCGAGCCAGCTACTGGTCGGCCCCGTGTATTTATACCAGCAACTAAATGTCCATTTTTTATTATTTGTAGGCGTAGACTGCGCACGATATAGCGTTTCAGAACCAGCAAACCGCGCAGAGTTATCTATCGTATACGGATAAAAGTCTGCACCACCAGCAGAGCCAGCGGCGGCTTGGATAGCTTTTAATGCGGTTCTGCCCATTAGCCCATCGCCTGTCCAGCAGTGAAGCCGTACCAGTTAGTACCGCCATCAGAGGTTAAGAAAACAAAGTAGTCCACGGCTGACGCTGTAGCAGTCAGTGTCGGGGCAGTAGCAGAAGGCCAATCAACAGCGGCGGGCCATGTCACGGTAAACCCGGAGGCACTTGCGTCCTGTATGATCTTGAGGGTAAAGCTAGACACCTTACCGCTTGCGGCGGGGTTGCTGAACGTGAACGTGGTGTTCTCTGTCAAGGTGTGGCTGAAGTTAGTGCCGTCCTGCATATTACAGGTAGTCGCATTGCTGGTAGAAGTAACAGCCGTAAACTCTTCGGTAAGCCCGTTGTCAAACAGCACCACGCCATTAGCGTCAGCAGTAACCGCCTTAGAAGCCTCAGACGTACCCAACGTGGTTATGTCGGTGTAGTTTAACTCGGTAGCCGTAGCAGTAAGTCCTGAAGCTACGTTTGCAAAATCTCTAACCTTAGTCATT